CCATCGGGACTAAGTTCTACAACCGTAATGATGTTAAGAGATTCAAGGAGTTGCAATACTTCAAAATTCAGTACTTGAATAATGACATCTTCAGGAATATGTCTAACTTAGAAGAAGTGTGGATTCCTTCCACTGTTAAAGGATGTGGCGGAAGAATGTTCTTGGGTTGTGAGAACCTGAAGAATGTAATCATGCTGGGCGATACACCTATTGGAGATAACATGCTGTTTAATAAAGATACGGCTATGCGAATTCCTACGAAGCTATGTATATACGTACCTGATAAGGCTTTAAGCGCGTATCAAAAAGCATGGATGAATTATAAATATGTGGATAGAGTTCATCCTATAAGCGAGTATCATTCGTGATACTCACTCATAGGACGAATAATAGATGTTCCTTTTAATGGGCAAGGTTGACTTGTAAAAGCCTTTTTATATGCTTCCAAGCTCTCGTCAGGTACATAGAACTTGCACCCATTAGGTGTACATGTATCGTAGGCTCCTGTCGTGTTAGAAAATGTCCAGTCGTGACTTGGAGGAGTCTTTCCATGGAAAACTACAACTGTTGATGTGTTGAAACCTAATACATAACGACTAAGCGACGTGACATTCTCAGGTATATCGATTCTTCTTGTATTATAGAAGTATGGGCGAGGAGCTCCATCTGCTGACGGAAGGAGTTTGACTGATTTAAAATGCTTCAGATCTGAGAGATTATCTGTATTCATGTTGTAGAATTTAGTCCCGATGGAACTAACTGATGCGGCTTCTTCCATAGAGAGCTCGCCATCACCGTCTTTGTCCCAATTCTCTATGCAGATGCGCTTCACCTCTGGGTCCTCGAAGCGAATCCACCATTTGGCGATGTTGAGTTTTAGCTTAGGATAGTGCGTCATTAGGGCATCGTAGGTGTCGCGATATGCGCCTGTGGTAAGGTTGATTGTTCCGTCGAGCACTGGATATGGGTCGTTGCCGTACTGTCCTTCAGCATCTATGCCTTGGTAGGTGCCATCTACCAGCTGGGAGAGTTTATCGAATGCGCGCCCGTCGGTGAACGTTTCATTGAATCCGACACAGCGCACGTAGCGAAGAGCGTGAGGAGTTTGCCCGACTTGCGCATCCATAATTCCAATGAGCATCTTAATAGGCTGGAGGTTGTCGCAACCGCTGACGAAGTAGCTCATAACGTTAGGTGCGCACGCTTCTGTATTGCACTTCTCGTTGGTGAGATTATCGAGGTTCTTCAATTCCACGTATGATGTCGTAGCTGGATAGTCCACCTCTTCGAGCGCACCACCATCAGCGAAGTGGGCTTCGGTGAGCGATGATCCGCCAGCGAGGAACTTACGTAAGCGGAAGTTACCACGCATATCGAGCGCACCGCCGAGGGTAGATATGTTCTGAATATCTATCTGCTCTAACGAAGTAGTATTGCCGAGCGTGAGCGAAGAGATGAGTATCTTCACGTTCTGCTCGTTCTCATCGCCGAGCTTCAGACGCTTGAGTCGCTTACCAATAATAGACAATGCACCGTTGATTACGTACGAACTCCAGTCGCCTATATCGAGCAGATAGTCAGCTGACTTAACCGAGAGCTGCTGATCTGACGTACCGTTAATATCTACTACTATCTCACACGCCTTACCAGCATCAGTGCGTGCGCCACGCATAACTGTTGTACCGTATGCAATAGTTGGATACAGTTTCATTGCAGGAGTCAGACGCAGAACTATCGAATTCGTAGTAGCGTCAGCCTGTGCCGATGTACGTACGGTGATAGCTCCTTCAGCCGTCTTTGCGTCGTAATCGCCGAAGCTGTATTTGCTCTGCAGATATTGAATGCGCTTCTTCACCCACGCTACTTCTGGCGACTGTCCATCGCCGAGCGACTGCCCCAGCGGGTCGGTATCGTTGGTGTACTTGCCCTGCAGCATGGCAAGTTTCATCTGTTCGTAAAGCTTTCCATCCTCGTTATAGAGCATAGAAGAGAAGTTGTCTATCACGCGGAAGAAGTACTTCTGGAAGAATGCAAACAACTTCTGCTGATGCGTTCCCTTCTGCAGTCCGCCCAGTTCCTCCATCTTTGCCAGCATTCTGCGCATCATCTGCGCACGCTCTTCGGGGTATGCTTGCTCCATCAAGTTCCATAGGACCGACTTCTCGCCATTCCATACGGGCGTTCCGTCAGCGTAGGTATCGTGGTACTCCACCCAATAAGGTTTCTTCATCAAACCTTGATTAATTACTGTGAAGATAGTATCGACGTCGTCTTGACGCCATTTCCATTTGCTCTGTGCCATATTTATGTATCTTTTTTGTGGGTTGTTATGACTGGCTTTTCTGACACATACGTATCAGCGTTGCGACACATACGTGTCAGCGTCGTGACACATACGAGTCAGAAGCGCGACACACATGTGTCAGAATTGCGAATCATATCACTCATTATTTATCTCTCTCCGAATGAATAAGGGTAAGTGTTCTTTGCGCAGTTGTCGGTAGCTGCCACTGCCTCGATGAACAGTTGATGGTAAAGCGTGTCGCTAATGTCCCAGAAGTCCGTCTGTTCCGCACGCAGCTTCTGTATGCGTGCAGCCTTGAAGAGGTCGTTCAGGCGATTAGCGTCTGTGGTAGCGTTGAATACTTCAGCTGTTAGTCCGTACTTATCTCCGACCAGCTGCTGACGAAGATTAACGACCGATGCGCCACTGTCGAGTGTAGATGGGCAGAACCGCTTGTATAAGCTATCGTAATAGTACAGGTTATACTGGTTTTGGTCGCCCTGCTTCGCTATCCAATATTCTACGTGAGTGGAGTGCGGATCGGCGTTCAACTCGTCGAGCGTTCCGTTGAATGGAGCGATGAACGTGTTGCACTGATAGATGATGTTGTAGGCAGGAATATACTGCTCGATGAGTTCCTCTGCTCTCTGACGTGCTTCGTCCACAGTTGTTGCCTTATCGTCAGCAGGGAGGTCGGCAAAGTCTAAGTCCCAGCAGTTCTCCCACGACAGCTCACTCACCTGGTACTGATAGGCTTCCTCCTCCGTGTTGTAACGAATACGGCGTTTGTCCCAAGGCACCTGGAAGAGCGTCAGACGGGGTGAGTTATCCGAGCCTTCAATAGAAAGCAGGCTGGGGAATAAGTCCTTATCGTATCCGAAGGTAGCTGCATCGCCCTTATCGGGTCCGAGCGTGAAGAGTCCGCAGAACTTGTATGTAACCGTTCCGTCCTCTGCTGTCTGCTTCTCGAAACCTACGAATGTCTCCTGATAGATAGACACTCTGGCTTCGCTGCTCTGCTCTATGCCCTCATTGGTTAGTCCGCATGCCTTCCACAGATCGGTGAATGAATTGACACCGCCTAACTTGTGATACTGCATGGAAGAAGCGATGTTCTTCTTCGCTGTCAGCTTCGATATCTTCGGGAGGTTCTTGAATAACTCAAACTTCTTCTGTGCCGTCTGTCCGTCTTCGTATATGATAGTCGTGTCTTTAGCAACCTTCGCCTTCCAGTTCCACAGGTAATAGAGCATTGACGAAGTACCTTGCCCCTGCAGCTGAAGGTTAGTAATCGTGAGGCGGTTAAGGTTGCTATTTCCGTCCTTCGGATATATCTCGAGTGTGCCCTTTGGGCGATACGACTTTCCGTACTCATACGCTGGCATAGGCTTATCGAAGGTGAATACGTTTACTTTTCCACGCACCTTATCGAAGTCTACTGTAGTTCCGAGCGTGTCGTATATGTCGTTGTCCAGCTTTTCAGCACTCTTCTCGCCAACTGTTGCGAGGGCATTGATGTAGTCCTGATGCACGTTAGCAGCGTCCATCGCACTGTCGTAAATTCGCACTGAATAGAGATCAACGTCCGCCTTATCAGAGCCTATGACGATCTGACCACCATCTGCCGTCTGCATGCTATCCGTAAGCAGATAAGCGAACTTGCGCGCCTCGATGCCGTCAATGTAGAGATAGACGAGGTTAAGGTAGTAGGTATTTCCGTTCAGAACGTAAGTGTACTTCTTCGGAGAGATAACCAGTGCCAGGCGAATGCGTACGCCATCGTCCATCTGCATAGCCTGCACGTCGGCGTTGTGTTCGCTACGAGTGGCGAACATCAGGCTCGATGCACGTACCTTCAGCCCGATATACTGCTTCTGGTAAGGTACAGCAATGGAGATGCATTCCGCGTCATAGTCGGACGTGTTGTTTACCTGATAGTCAATCTCAATAGTCTTTCCCGATTGCGCTGCTTCCGTACTGAAGGGCTTGTAATCGATAGTGAGGCGTGAGCCAGCAGTAAGGCGCAGCGTGCGTGCACCAGCTTCGTCAGTAACCCAACCGTCACGTGAGAAAGAGACGCCTTGCCATTCAGCCCCAACTCGCTCAGCCGTTATCAGGTTCTTAATCACGGCATGGTCGGTGTCGGTATTATTGCGATTCTTTGCATTGAAATAGAATACAGCTCCAGCAGTAGCGGAATAGCCTTGCGAGTTATCTACGGGGAACGGAATTGCATCACGCAAGCGGACCTCGTCAGTTGGGTGAGTTCTGAACCCGATTAACGCTGTGAAATCGGAGTTATCGATTGTCTCGACCTCAAGCGATAAGGTATATTGCATCTTGGTTTGTGTCAGAGTATTCTCTGACACATTCTCTTGAAGGACCTCGTTGTCCTTCTTCATCAAGATTGAGAGTGGTGTCGTTACCGCCTTGCCGTCATATACTGCATATTCCAACACCTTGTTTTCGTACCAGTTAAGCAGCTTTTCTGCCTTGTTGTTCACAACGACCATCTTCACAGCCTCGTTATTAGCCACTGCCATAAAGTCGTAGCCTACTGGAGTAGTTTGAACGGTGTTATCCTCATTCGATAGCCAAGCAGAGAGATGGAAGAGACCCGTCTTATTCGTAAATGGCACGGTATAAGCCACTGGTGACGATGTGTAAGTTGCGGTACCAAACTGGCGTTCGTAAGTCTGCTCGTAGCCTTCACCCGTAATCTTCACATGCAGCGTCTTGCTGATATTGCCGCTAATGTAACATGGAAGCACAATGTCGCCCTGGTATGCCTTCCACCAATTGAACTCTGATATTGAGAGGAAGAGGGCAGAAAGCGTAACAGAATAGACGAGTGCAGGGGAGGTTTGGCCCGTTACCTCGCCCGTTATCTTCACCATGATGTTATTCTGTCCACTCTCCAGGAAGCGGAATACGTCAACTGTGGTTACGGTGTTTGACTGGCAGCGTCCACGAGCCTTTGAAATGAAAGTACCGTCTCCAGCCTTTGCGAATATCTCGTACGTACCCCATTCACCCGTGTCCTGATACTCTGTCTGCCCAACGTCTTTCGTCCGTGAAATGAACATGAACTTAATTGGGCACTCGCCTGCCGACTTCGATGCAGATAGTGTAGTAGACTCCGACTGATTAATGGCACGAAGGTAATACAGAATAGACTGCTGCTGACCACCGCCTTGTCCGAAGCCGAGTTCCGAGAGTTTCATCGGCACCCACTGATCTCCACTCCAGACGAGCACACAAGTCTCCGAGGTGAGATCATCAGCTTCACTGTTCACGTTCTGCAACTGACCGAGCGTAGGGCGGTTCTTCACAACGACCTGTTTGATGCGTTCTTCAGAAGTATTCTGCGCGTCAATCAGCTCGTTCACCTTCTCGGGGATCTTGTTGAACTCGTCAGCCGTCAGCCGACCACCTGTCTGTTTATGCTCTAAGTATAACTTCTCTATCGCCATGTTATGAAAGTTTGAATGGGAATGTATATGTAAATGCGTTGTTGCCTTCTATCTCCACGCCATGTGCAAGTGATAGTGCGTGGCAGATGATGTCCTGAAGCAGCTTGGGATGAGCTGGCGCAAAGCCCTGCCCAGTAGCATCCTCGATGCCACGGACAGAAGCCTGCGCGAAACGACCATCAGCCGTACGGCTCTCGGTAATATGCAGCTTGATGTGCTTCATTCACTTAAGGTGTTAAAATTAATACTGCTCATTGTCGAGGATAATTACTCAGGATAGCACCAGGTACAGCCTGTGGGCTGCCGTCAACTTTGCAATAAGAAGGAAGACCTCTGTCCACATTAAAGTATACTATCTTGAAGTCTATTGCAACTCCCCCCACATAGTGAGTAAGTCCGATAGAATATATATGCCCTTTACGAGTTTCATCATAAAGTACTCCGTCGTATTCAGCATATACGCCTGTCAGGTTCTCATCCGTGTACCATCCATCAGGGATGTTCTTGGAGCTGAGACTATCTTCGGCAAAGACCTTTTCATCCTTATCCGCGTCACTTCCGTACGTGCCCGTCTTGGAATTATATGCGGCGTGGAACTCATGATACAGCGTACCCTTCTTCGTATGCGGATAGATAGCGGAGAGCGTAGCATCGGTTACGTCAACGAGCTTCTTCTTTATCCAGTATGCAGGACGTACGGAATCCGTCAGTTCTTTCATGCCCGTATAGCCCAGGTCATACATCGGACTGCCTTCAGGATTATAGAATATGAAGTGAGGCATCCCCTTATCATCCACCGTGATCTCCATGCCCTTGCGCTGATTCGTCGCATAGACGATGAACGTGTTACTATGGATATCGAATGACACACCATTGGGCGAAGGCAACGTATGCAGGTGTCGCGCCCAAATATCATCCACATTAAGGAACTCCACATTCAGCTTATTCTCCTCTGTGAAGAAGGGCACGCTGCCCGTTGTAGTGCGCACTTTGAAACGGTCTGCAACGATATCGAACGAACTGTTTTCCCCGTCCAGGTGCATTCCCACCTTCTCGAGACCCGTGCGAAGATCCGTCACCGTAGCACTGATAGTCTTGCCTTCCACCGTCAGCTGCGCCTCGAAAGTCTTCGTTGTATATTCCTGCGCCGACGCCCAATCTTTAATATCGAACTCCTCGTCCTTACCACGTGACCTCACGCAGACAAGCAAATCATTCCTATATTTGTCGCCGTGCGTAGCGTTCGACCACTGGTCTCCCTTGTCGTAAGGCGTGGTAGGCTGATCCTTAACGAATACTCTTCGCTTGCCGTCCGCCGTATCCTGTGCCCGTTGTGCAGCCTCTAAGGACTTAAGCACATCAGCATCCGTAATCTCGTGCCACGAGTAAGATCCGTCAGGATTCTTCTCGTACGAATAAGCCCGTCCGCCCCCCGTCTGTGCGTAACTCCTATTGTAATAGATATCATGCAAGTGCATTTCCCGTGTAGCATCATCCGTCCAATCATTCGCAGGCCCACTCTCCACGCTCGGAACTGTATCGCCAAACCATATCACCAGCTGCTTATCCGCCTGCTGCTGCACGGCATTGATTCGTCCCTGCATCGATTCCAAGAAGTCCTGCAGACGGATATACTCGCCACGATTAGCAGGGTTCTCGACACGTATCTCGAAGTTCTGCTTATCGAAAAGGAATATCGGACGAGGAAGTGTGAACGAGTTGATTCCACGGATGATCTTAAAGTATGGAGAGCCTGTACCTGCTGCTGACTGGATGATAGCACTCTGTCTGTCCTTTTTCGTCTTATTGCCCAGCTGCACTACTTCATCGCCAGTCATCGGTTCGTTACTTCCGCTGGCGTAATCATCCGAATTCGTATTGTCTGCTATATCCACATAATCTGGACCTATAGCAATGACTCGACGATGCCAATAGTGGTTAGAAGATTGCCCTTCAGAATTGATAAGATTGAATGTCTCGCACAGTGCGAAGTCATCCACTTCCATGGAGTTATAGATCTTCCTCCCGTCAGCATCCTGCTGTAAGAAGTAGCAACGCCATCCGCCCGTTATACGCTCCTTTCTCGCAATAACGAAGCCACCAGCCGAGTTCACTACCTTACCCTTGATGTGTGAAGTATTCATGATCTCAACCTGATCAGCCGTGAACTTCTTCGTAGCATGGATGTACTCGGCGTCGATGTGCCAGTTTCCATTGCCATCAGGATAGATAGTTGCTCCTGGATCTCCTTGTGTAGATGCGCCGAAAGCTATCCCCTTCATGAATGTCATTAGGGCTAAGACTACGGAATCTCTGTCAGTACGGACGATCTTATCCCAGTCCGCACTCTTCGGATCGAGCGAACGCGCAGCCACTGCTTCGTCAGCAACACCTGCAGATATCTTCTGTGCGTCGAGCGTAAGGTAATTGTCTATGCGACTCAAGGCCTGCAATACCGACATGTTATCATGATGATGCCCGAAGGCTCCGTCATTCTTATAGTTCGCTTTAACCTCCTGTGAGAACCACGCAAGCAGCGCATTAGCTGACGTGATATTCCATTTATCAGAATAGGGACTCTGCACTGGGAATAACGCCCCACCACTCAGTGGCAGTCGTTCCAGCTCAACTAAGCGTGGGGCGATGGTAAAAGAGCCTATATCTGGAATTTTGATCTCAAGTGTGTCAGGTGCTGCTTCCTCTGAGCGAGTGATATTAAGGTATGGGCGTGCATCCGCATATCGATACGTGAAAGTATAAGATGAAGGGAGTTCTGACGTCTTCCATGATACGTCACTATCCGTTACAACGATACGACGTACATGATTACGAGAATAGATATATTTCCCCAATGACGGGAAGAAGTCCAGTAACCATTTTCGCTCCGACATAGATAGGAGCCCCGTATTCTTCTTGTATTCACGGATAGTATCCACACGATACTCTTCGGAGTCATCCTCTATCTCAACGATATTGTGTGTATGTCGTGCGGTGTTTTCAGACTCTCCGTAAGCGCGGAAAGTATCGATACCACCCAGCGAGTTCTCGAAGAGAATCCACTCTTCCTGCTCGCTTCGGATGTCAGATGCGTAATAGCGCTGGATGTATGTCAATCGAGTGCCTGACGTATCTTCCACCCATACGTCGTAATAAGAAGGCAACTTACCCGTCTTGCCTGCTATGATAGCATACTGAAGGGGAATAGTCCAGACGGTATCCTTACCAAGGTTAGCAAGCGTCAGGACATTCTCCACGTACTGATTATTATCCTCTATGTAGGCCTTGCACTTCACGATCGCATCATCAACAGCATAGTACGTCAGGAACTCTGGAGTGTAATAGGTAACAGGCTTGACTGTAGGCTGCCAAGTCAAGAAGTTAGCCTTCAACCAAGCTGAAGCAGTATCAGCGAAGTTGTCAATACCAGCTCGGATGCCTGTAAAGGTCCAGTTCTCTGTCGTTGTAGTCTTTGCCTCCTTTATCTCCACTTTAAACTGGCGAGCAATATTTACTTGACGATAGGGCGTCGAAGTGTCTTGCAACTGAAAGGATAACAGAGGAGTGATGATCTTCTCCACATCAATTTCAATTACTCCTGCCTTATTAGGAGTGTAGGAATGCTGAACTACTATCTGATTAGTATCTGCATACATCAGTACGAATGTGACGTCATTCGCAGCTGAGATAATGAAGTGATTCATCGAGCCTGTCAGGCTGAGCGAATCGGGTTTAAGTAGGATATCCATTAGCGTTAATCTTTAGGGCAAAGATATACATAGATTATGACAAGGAAAAGGACAGTGCTATCTACTTAGGAATACACTCCAACCACACTTCGGTCTTGGTGTATTTATACTTCGCAGAGCGGAAAGCTGTGCGGTGTTGTGTCTTCTGTTCTGTATATGAAGTCTGCTTTCCATAGGGCTTCCCAACATACTCTACAGATGGAAGAGGAGGGTAGATGGTAACGAATGTCCTACCTTTGTCGAGTCCAGAACTGTTGTACTCATCCCAACCGACCTCTGTAACTCTTTCGCGTCCCACCCATTTATACTGGGCATCCATCGCCTTCAGCTGCCCATTAATAGTAGGAGCTTCGTTTATAGGCTCCATGAGTGTAACTGTATACAATTCAGACTCGACAGGTTCGGTCTTTCCACCCAAAGTAAATTTGAGCTTATTGAACAAAAATGGGACGCCACGAATAACCACCTTAGCATACGAGGGTAAGTTCTGCTTTTGAGACTGTGACAACAGTAGTTTTACCTTTGTTTCATGAAGAGAATTACGCAGCAGTAGATCGTAATCACGATAGAAGCGTTCGAAGATTCCATACGCTCCATTATAATATAAGGCGTAATCAAAGACACGTGGATGTGCACTATCGTAAAGATCATAAGCAGAGATCGAACCCTCTGGACGTCCAGAAGAGAGATAATTGAAAGCAAACATTGTTTTCTGCTTACTTGCAGATTCAGAAGTTTCCTCCTTATCTTTTCCAGTAATGACCATCTTAGAGTTGAGTGACTTATACGCTCCGATGTACAGGAACTGCCCTATATCATACGTAAAGTCAGCTTCGTCAACCGTGCCCTTATACGATAGTGTTCTGAACTCAGGTATAACCTCTGGCACTTTAATTTCCTTTGCTTCGAGCTTATCACCTGTGTTGTAATCCTGAGAAGCTTCTCCAATCTTCGTTAGAACCTCGTAGTTCCCAGACCATCCAAGCTTATAGAACGCTCCATCCTCCTGATTGAAGTAAGCTCCTGGATTCGACTTTACCATTCCGTCGAAATCATCAAAAGTGTCGGATAGGTCTGTATCAACTTTCTCCGCTGGAGACAATGTGACTCGTTTATAATCCTTTTCAGACTTATAAGACAGGGTAGGCTCTTGAGTTACTTGACGTGTCAGGTCTTCTTCCGGAGCAGCATTCAACGCATCACGCAAGAAGATAACGTCAGCTGTGCGCTTACCTTCGTCAGAAGTAAATTCGCAGCAGAACTTCTTGCGGAATGCTGCAATAAAGTCAGCACAAGAGCAATCAGGCACAAGATCTGCTATCTTGATCCGACCATTAACGAGTACATCCATAACGTTATTTACGACTACCATCTTACGGAAAGGGTCTGTGCGTGTGAAGAAGTTGTCTTGCAGGGTGTATCCGAAGTGGGCAAAAACGCGCTTTAGCAGGTAGTTAGCTCTGATGAATGGAGAGATATAGTAACCTGGTGTCAACGTGATAGGAATATTATCAACGTACTCTATTCGCTGAACGGCATTATAGAAATCGCAATCAGCTTCAGCTATATCAGGATTGAATGCTTGAGCTGCAGGGAATTGAAAATCCCACCAAGGATATATCTTACTCCACTTCAAGACTTGGTCTCTTCCATAAGCATTTAAAACTTTGTAATTAAGCCCAGACTTCACCCCTGAATCGTCAGTAAGCAAGACTGGGAAGATCCCATATTCATCACTCTCATTAGTGCGCAATCGACGGCAAAAATCAATACCTTCTTCGACATTATTGACGCCTGGAATAAACTCGTCCTTAAAAATATCCTTCAGCTTTACATTCTGGATCCTGGAATAAAACGATCCGTCGTTCATATAGAATGCAGTAGATATGCTTCCTTTATATTGCGCTGACAGTACTACCTGTCGACATTGTGAGAAGTATTCTCCATCCTGAATAGCAACGTCGGTAGGTTGCATTTTTACTCGTCGACCGAAAGAATCGGGAAACCCCAGTAGTCTACGATTACGTTCTGAAGCTGGTAATTCGAGAGGGGTAGATTGCTCGCCATAGTCATTGAAGAATGGATTTGTACGTTCTATCTGTATCTGTGTATCAGGCTTGAGGTTATAATCCTCGCCCTTCTCTAAGTTCGTTATCTTCATATATATATAAGGTGTTAGTTCTACTTGCTTCCAAATCTCCGAGCTTTGTCTTGCAGCTGCTGCTTCTGCTCGATTTCATTAAGAGAGACAGATGCTGGAATGCCGTCAACAGACAGGCGATCGAGAACATCAGTCAATCTTTCGATAAGCGTATCCTTATAGGAGTCTTTAACCACACCACGCACATCATTAACTATTGGTGTGACGTATCCACCAGAGGCGCGTCCTTGTGCCTGCTGAATGAGAAACTTATTCATGTCGAGTGTGCGAATAGTCCCTGCACGCTGTGCACGATCGATGATATCAATGAATGGAGCTATCGTAGGGTTCTCGACGGCAGCATTCGAAGCCACCCACTCCTTGCTATGTCCGTATCCGCCTTCTCCTACGATGACGGTAGGTTTATCGATGAACCCACGTTTGTCAGGGTTATAATCCGCATGGAACATCTTTCCATCCTGCTTACGCTCTACATCTATACTACCACCCGACTCAAGTCCCGTTGCAACACGTGCGCCTGAAGCAGAGGCAGAACCACCTGCTCCGCTTAGCGTCATTCGTTTCACCTTATTGCGTTCAGCAAGCGCTGCAGCAAGCTGTGCTGCGCCCGTGATACCCATCAAGGCAGCAGCAGGAATACCAGCAGGGAAACCCAATTCTGAGAAAGTCTTAGCAATTGCAGAAGCAGTGGATGCAATGATTTGTGCTGCTTGAATTGCGAAGTTAACGTCCGCATATTTCTTCTGGATCTTCAGCTTTTCGTCAGCTTTCTTCTTCTCAAGCTCCGTAGTATCTTTACCTGCGTTCTTCGCAGCTTCGATCTCAGCATCATACTTCGCATCGACGTTCGCAATTTCTGCTTGCTGCAAGGCCTGTGCTGCTCCACTGGTAAGATTAGAATAATAGTCGAATGCCTCCTTCATCTTGGCGATCTTCATATTCTTCACCGCCTCTTCATACTCTTCTTCAGATATCTCCTTGTTCTGAAGGTGCATCTTTAACTGGTCCAATTCAGCGTTGTATAACTCCTGCTGGGTAACGAGTCCATACTGCTGACGTATCTGAAGGCGGTGCTCTTCTGCCTGCTGATCAAGAAGAGTAAGAGCCTGTTGACGTTCTTGTTCACTCAGCAGAGTGTCACTCTCTATCTTCTTACGACGTGCGGCATATTGATCTTCGAAAGTATCAAGTCCGTATTCCTGTCGTGCCTGTGCCTTCTGTTCTTCAGCTTTCTTC